CTTGACCGTCATTATGGCTGTATGTTATAGTGGTGAGGAAGATATTATCAGGAGGTTGAATAATTTGACAGGAGGCCTTTTCACTATTAAATGTTGGGATTTTTCTAGAGGGAGCGTAGGATTAATAGATATGGCATTGAACTCTTTGCATTTCTTTTTGTCTAAAGGAACAGCTATATTGAATGGAGCAAGCATCAATTGTATCTTATATTCAGACTCTTATATAGATAGCCTGGAAGAGGAGTATTCCAGATTAGTATCCTGGCATAAATTAATAGACCGTAATGAACTGGATTCGATTTCAGGTCATACAAACGGGGAGTTTAAAACCAGAGAGGCATATTGTACCAAGATTGCTGAAATTAAGAAACAATATGTGGAGTATAGATCAAGAGAAACTGATCTTCGGGTTAAGCAGAGTATAGGGCAGAAAATACTCAAGCTTGATCAGATGATTTCTGATATTACAATGCTCCAAAAGAAACAGAGCTTCATTAAGAGGCCTATATCACATATGATATTCGGCGGAAGTGGAGTCGGAAAAACACTTGTGAGGATAGTGTTATACAAGGCAACATGTGCCGGATTAAATGTGGAGGACTCGAGTGATTTTCTGTGCATACCTAATGAAAAAGAAGTGAATTTTGATAGTGAATATGATCCAAATAAGCATCATTCTATGTTAGTTGATGATCTCTGTAACACTCGTTATGAATGGTACAAAGATTCTCCACTTGATAGAATTCTGCGAGTTAACAATAATACACCGACAGCAGTTTTGAAAGCCGAGGCTAGTGAAAAAGGTCTTTATCAATACAATCTTAGAGCACTCTATTCGACTACTAATGTTAAGGATGTTGGTTCGGCTGTATTTTCTAATAACGCAGCATCAATTATGAGGCGCTTTGACTATGTCACTACGGTGGTTTTACGTGATGAATATAAGAATGATGAAGGAACATTTTCTAATGAGGAAGGAGAGTTATATCCTGATGCTTGGGAATTTATTGTCCAAAAAATCAGAGTTATTAGGAGAGGTACAGCTGGAGACGATACATATGCATTTGATGATGTATTGCGCACTCATGATTTAACTGAGTATTCAGCATTTATGGGAGCGGTAGCCAACAAACACAAACACATCCAGGAAAAGGCGTGCGAGAATGCGCACAAAATTGATAAGGAACCTTTTTGTAGGCATTATAAACCTAAGTCGAGGTGCAGTGAGTGTAAGGACGGAAGTGAGTCCGATACGGAGGCATGTAATAATGGTATGGCCCTAGAGGGCAAATATGAGAAGCCCATTCAATATTGGCTACCCGCAGGCGCTACACAGGACGAGCGAGGCCGTATATATCGGAAAGAAAAAGAGGAGAAGGCGGATTTCGGATCTGTATGGAAATCTCATTTCGGTACATGCGCACGACTTGCAGAGATGTCTCTCGTGCAATTGGCAGGTTTGGCGATGCACACTTATGCAGCTCATGTGGGAGTCGCTGTAATGGGAGTTATGGCTATTAGGAAGTACTTGAAAGCCAGTAATCTTTTGACCGGTCAATCTACTCCGAGTCCGCCAACACCGGTAGCTATGGAGCAGGCTAATGAGTGGTCTAAAAAGAAGATTAATAGAGTTCCTATTCCGTTGAAGCGAACGGTGCAGAGCATGTCTACTACTGCAGACAACTTGATTAGTTGCATGCAGCGTGCAATTTTCGCGGGAAAGTTAGTGCGAGACGTTCCTAATTCGGAAGCGAAACAAGTATCCAATTTTAATTTGGTGCCACTGAAAGGTGTTTACTGGTTGACCACTTCCCATAGCGTTAAACCGGGAACCCTATATATGGCCAATGTAGAATCGGACACTTTAGGTATATCATGTGCCGAGCAAAAGATCGGCGAAAGTGACATATCTCGAATTCCAGGAACTGATTTAGCTGTCATTCGCGTCATGGCGGTATCATGCAAGAGGGAATATCTGAAATTCTTTCCCTTGGAAGCTGTAAAGACTACTAGTGCAAGAACTACTTGTATTACACGAGTACGTCGTGATTGGCTTCCCAAGGATTTTAAGAGGGACACCATACTTGATTCATTAGGTGATAGGATCCAAACAGGAGGAATTTTGATCGAGAAGGCCAATCTTGGTGGATTTGAAACCGTCAACGTACAAGACAAACGGTATGAAGGCTACAGATACAAACATTCCGTCAGCACGTTTAACGGTATGTGTGGATCTCCGTATATAATGCATACGAGAGGTACGGTTATAATGGGAGTACATGCAGCCGGAAGTGGGCAAACAGGATTTTGCCACGCTGTATCAAAAGGAGAGTTGGAAGTGGCAATTGATAATCTAAAAAAGACGGCAGAGGTCATGACAGCAGGGAGTATAGAATCTCCTCAATATGATTATGAGTTCGACCAAGAATCACTCGTGCAAGAAGGGATAAAGGAAGACGATATTCCTAATGATCACTGCACTAAATGGATCCCTGAGGAAGAACCTTCATGTATTGAAATATTTGGTCCTCACGACAAAGGCCGTCGATCGCTAAGGTCTAATGTTAAAGAAACTTTCATAAGCAAGGATGTGACAAAGATCATGGGAATCAAAAAATTGCACGGTAAACCACGCGGAATTAGTACTTGGAGGCCATGGCAATCCAATTTCATGGAGGTTATGAGGCCACGGAATCTTCTCGATCCGGAGATACTTGAAGACGCAAAGAGGTCCTTAACGAAATACATGTTATCCGCCATTGATGATGTTAGTGGAAAGGAATTTGTACATGTGTGGGATATGCATTCATGTATTAATGGTGTCGATCGAGTATCAGGCGCTGACCGAATATGTGTTTCTACTAGTGCAGGGGTACCAGTATGTGGACCAAAGCATAAGTTGTCGGAAGGTTATGCACTTGTTGATGATACCGGAACAATATTGGAACTGAGATTTTGTCCTGAGGTCGAGAGATTAGTTAATACTATAATTAATCAAGCGCGGAGGGGTGAGAGGATATTCACCATACATCAGGCACATATAAAGGATGAAGCTACAAAATTGACTAAGGACAAATTAAGGGTATTTGCTGGAACTCAATTAGCTTTTTTGATAGTGTGTAAAATGTATTTAGGTGGGCTCAATAGATTATTTCAGAATTTCTGGAGCAAGTTCGAGTGCTGTATTAGTGCTAATTGTTATAATTCTGATTGGTCAGAATTGTATAGGAGTATATTTGATCATAAGGATAAGGAGGATAGAGCTGTCGCTGGCGATTATAAACATTGGGACAAATCTATGACCCCTCAATTGACAATGCAAACAGCTGAAGTAGTGCTCAATATATGCAAGAACTGCGGATACGATGATGATGATTTACGTGTGGTTAATGCCTTATACACTGAGTTTGCATATCCAATATATGAGTGGGATGGAGTATACTTGCAAGCCTATGGTACACTGCCTTCTGGGGTTTTCGCTACTGTTATGACTAGCAATTTTAATAATTCCATGCTATTTAGATATACGTATATGAAATGTGCCCCGCCGGAAGAATATTGGAATTACGATAGATATATCAAAGCCAACTTCATGGGAGACGACAATCTTGCCAGTGTTGATCCACAATGTACTTGGTGGGATATGCTCCAGCACGCGGCGCATTTAGGAGAGGCTGGGATTCAGTATACTTCTGCTGATAAAGAATCGGAGCTTACTCCATTTGTGCATGTGCGTGATCTTACATATCTCAAGCGTAAGTTTGATTGGAGTGAGGATGTAGAGGAATATAT